ACATTCTAAATGGTTTATCTTCATTACATTGACTACATATTTTAGTTGTTATTTCAACATGCATTTCCGTAATTCTTTCTTCATATACAACTTTGGGGTCTTTATCAGCGGGTCTTCTTTTTATATCGTCTCTGCAAGCTTTTCCAGTAGTACGTTGTGCTTTCCGAATAGATAATATAATTTGTTGTCGTGTTGCAACTTCACTTCTCATTTTAACATCCCCTTTAAGAAATTATAAGTATCAATTAAATCAATTCGAGTCGAATTCCAACCACATTCGTTAGATGTTTCAATTACTAGTCTTCCATTGTCACCCATTATTATATTAACTGGCATATTCTCATTATACTCTCTAATATCTGTTTGTACATGCGTTATACCTAATTCAGTTTTCTCCGTATCTTCGGTTATTCTATATTCAAGCATTTGTTTCAAGGAATTGTTTATACTAATGGCTTTATCCCAACTGTCAGCATATTCACTTCTCATTTAGTTAACCTCCTTATATTTTTTAATGATAATACTCTCTATAATATTTAAAAGTCCAATATATAATTTTATTTTTTCGCTATTATCTAATTGTCTAAATTTAACTTTAATTAAAATTTTTAAATCATCTTGACAGAATACTTTATAAGTATCACCAATAAAATTAACCATTAAATCTTTAACCATTTCTTTTTCTAAATTATCAATTAAAAAATCTTGAATATTAATTAGTGTGTCAGCTAAATTATTCATTTGTTTTAATTTCCTTTCGTAATTGTGAAATTGTGATTACTAAACTAACTAAACAAGCTATAATTATAATTGTAAGTGGGATTTGTTGTTGTAAATAAAGTTTTCTAGTGTTTTCAATAAGTTCTCTTGAATGTACTGCTTCTCTCATCATAAAAGTTAAATTATCTACATTGTGTGTAACTGGGTTAAATCTTAAAACGTCACCTTTCATAATAATCTCCTTTGGAGGGGTTGACCCTCCATTTATTTTAGTATTTTATGTTCTCCATAACACATGATTCTTTCAAATCTTCATCATTCAACAATGCCCAACCAACACCAAGATTATCATTAAGTTCCTTTTGTGAATAATTGTTACATAGTATAACTCTAATCGTATCATTTTTACATTTTATTATCTTTTTCATATTAACAACCCCTCTCTAACTTCTATCTTTATTATACCACAAAATCACTAATTTTGTCAACACAAAATACACAAAATATGCCTACTTTGTGTATTTATTTTAAATTATTTTAAGTAACGATTTTTATTAATTTCATGTTTACATTTTCTGCACACTTCTATAACCTCCACATTTTTATTTATATATTCATGTAAGTTTTCAAAAGGTGGTAATATCAGATCATAACAATTCTTACAAACATGTGGTAATATTCTAGTATTCATACTTTACCACTTTCCATAATAGCCTTTATTACTTGCTTGCATGATAATACTGCTTCATGTAATTGTGGGCTATCAATTCCACTAACTGTTAATGTGCTACCCGAATTGTCAGTTATCTTGACAGAATTTAAAAATAATTGCAACTTTATTATCATTGCTTCGGAGGTTGTTCCACCAGTTGGAGGTATAACCGCACCACCAGTAAATTGAGCAAGATATCCATTTGCCGCCGTTTGTCTTTCCGCTAGGTGGGCGGTTGCAACTGCGGGTCTTTCCCAACTGAAACAGAATGATTCTGTTAAACTGTCTACCGTATCTACACCACTTAAAAAAGCACTTAGTGATAAATAACCATTACTAAAATATTGTAAATTTGCACCAGTCATTGAGGTATTCTTTCCAGTTACTTCACTATATAGGAATTCTAGTTGATGATTTAAATCCGTACCGTAAGCTTCGAGTTGTGTTCTTCTACCATAACTCCATTGACACAATCCTAAACCAATACCGTTTTGAGCTTCAACAACGTTTGGGTCGAATCCACTTTCCATATAAATATTACCCATAATAGATGCGGTTACCTTTTCACTGAAACCTTTAGTTCGTAAAAAATTCCAAGTTGTACTCTCAACTTCTGCTTTTGTCGACATATTAACATCTCCTTAGTTAACTTTAGTATCTTGATATTTTATAATTAGTTCTCTTAGATATTCTAACCTTATGTGTTGTAATCTCATTGCTCTAGTATCTGTTTTCTTAGTTGCCACTTTTAATAAATCTTTTTGTATATCATATTCATTACTTAACAGTTTTAACATGGAGTACACCTCCATTTCCATTAACCATAATATCAAGTCTGTTAAGTTTTATCTCTTTCCATTTATCAACTAAATGTGTATCAATTTCAAATATAGTTCTCATTTGCTTAATCATTATTTCAACGTCTGCGATTTCTTCCTCTACATTATGTGCTTTATGTCTTTTGTATTTACTAAGTGCTTGAGTTAATTCTGCCATTTCTTCTATACACATATTTATTTGTTCACGTTCTCCGTATTTTTCAATAGCTTTTTCGTAAATAGTTTTACTCATTTTATCCTCCATAGTTTTATTAGTAAAGGGTTAACTTGATAATATCTTTAAATATATTCTTTATTTTGATTGACTCATAATATACTACACCTATTTTATAACCATCAATAAACATTTTGAATAGTGTAGTTTTACTTATTGATTTTATCAGCATTGTATTTTCGGTATGGTCATCCATAGTTAATACATAAAGTAAAGTACAATATTTATCAGTGTTTTCACTAACATAAAATTTACCTACATGGAAGTCTACCCATATACCAAAAACATCACCATTATATTTTATTCCAAACTTATATTCACTATCACCAGTTTTCTTTGCAATAAATTTGTCGTTATCTAATAAGAATTTATTGTGTATTGAATAGTCTGCGTAGGGTGTTCCTTTTACCATCTGTCCAAATCTTGATTTTTCTTTCAGTGCAATAAAGTCTTCATTCGCTACTAATTGTAATAATTTATCATTATTTATTATAGTGTTTTTACCATAAGGTAATACCATATCGAAATATAAGAAATAAGGATTTGTCATGGTAATACTATTAGAAAGAAAAAATACTATTGTGTCGGGGTATTCTCCTCTGTATCTGTTAATTGTTTCATATAAATCTAAAAACTTTCTAACCTCGTCTTTTAAATAATAGTGACCTATCGTTTGTTCGATTATAAATTCGTCAAATATTATTTTATCAACATTAGGGTAAGATGTAGATTTTTTATTGGACGAGGTAGTCAGTGCTATTGCTCGTCCTATTACTTCATCATTCATCATCAATTTATTACCCTTAACCACAAACATTGGTTTTCGTATATCGTTGTCGTCATATTCCATTGTCGAATATTCATCCTCGGGAAACTCATTATTTTTTATTATGTCGTCAAAATAAGTTTCTAAATCATCAAGTTCAGTATCAAACCTTCTAACATATATAAATTCTTTTTTATTTTTAATCCATCCACGTATACCCCAAAGTTTACCCCAATACGATTTTCCAGCTCCACGGTTACCGACTATAAAGTTAAACAAACAATTATAAGTGAGAGTGCGATTACCATTATAATATATTGCGGTATCTATTTTTGTTTTTATTTTTGCCATAAATGTATCTCCCTTTAATTGCCCTCAATGAGTGGGCATAAAATGAAAAAAGACTATTATCCCGAAATGACCGACAACTACGCCACCACATTTCACCACGCTCTTCACGTTAGTTCGGTAAAATGCTTTTCATTAATTTAAGATAATAATCTTTATCTTTATCATTATCTCATACTTTTACTTGTTTGTCAAATTTATATTTAATTGCATATATTAAAACTGTGATTGATATAGCTAGTCCAACAGTTCCTAATATGAATAAATAAAATACTAAGAACATTCTAAGTGCTATCATACTCTTTCACCGTTTGTATATGCTAAACTCTGTTTATTAACTTCTGCTATTAATCTTTCCATTTCCTTTCTTTCATTTTCTTTGAGTAAAGCTACCTTATAACCCCCATCATAAAGTGTCAAAAAATGAGAGATATATATTAATTGGTTTTTATTTAACATATTAATAACCCCCTAAATAAATATTTACTATTTGTTCTTTTTCTGTTTATGCTCGAATATACTTATAGTACAAATACAAATAAAAAGTATGTTAACCAGTAACCAAAAATTATCCATTATAAAATTATAATCATTCATCACAACCCCACCTTTGCAGTTTTTATTGTAAAGCTTGTATCTTCCAGTATTACGCCACCCTTAACTATCTTAGGTTTTAGCTTACCTTCATATTCTGCACCTATTTCAAAGTTATCGAATGTAACGAACGGATAACATCTATCTGACATACCACTACATGTAACATGCATAATGTTTTCAGTGTGTTTTAATTTAGTAACTTTTCCCACTTTGTTTAAAGGCATACATTTTTTATGTTTCTTTTCCATTTCGATATATGACTTTTGACGTAAAAACTTAGCTTTGTAAAATGTACTTTCATGTTTCCATGCACCTAATATTGTGTCTGATATTTCTAGTCCTTCGGGTATCTCTGTACCTATTAAGTGAAGGGAATCCGTATCGGCATAACAAAATCGATCATAAACTTTTTGTGCTGACGTTATAGTTTTGTATCTTGCATACGCAGTAATAAATGTTCCAACCGGTATATAAATTGGTGAACGTTGTTCTTCTTCTCCTAGTGTATACTTTACGATTCCAGTTTCATCCATGTAAGGAATCTTACTTTGAACAACTGGATTGAGGGCAAACTTACCGTAAAGGGCATTTAAAAATAATTTAGAAATTGTATATTGACCTTCATTACCATCTATCTTAGCTTGTATTTTTCGTTTGCTCCATTTATCAATATACTCGGTAAACATTCCTATGTTACTTCTGAACTTCCATCCACCTAAAGGGTCAAAGTTGTAAACATTATAATGCTCAAAGAATAATTTCAAATCAACACTTGTAAGTGTTAACGGTTCAGTATCTTTAGGATTGCTTTTAAGTACATATTCATTACCAATATATGAAGGATTATTTTTTAATTGTAATGTAGGTATATGATCGGGTTTTATTTCAAACTGACAAGTAAATTTTTGTACATATAAATCATACATTTTATCATCTTCATACTTTCCATCGAATTTTTTACCTTCGCAAAATGGCAATTTTTCTTTATACATTACGGAAGGATAGAGGGAATTTACATCTAGTACGATCCCCTCCCCAATAACTTTACCCTTGAACTTTGGGTTAACATAAGTAAATCCACCCTTGTAACTTTTCCTTACTTCCGAATCATAACTAGGAATTGGAAAACAATAATCAAAAGCTTTCTTTGTTACGATTTTCTTATAATCTGCTAGTGCATTACTTCCTTGAGTCATTTCGGTTAGATCTTCATCAAATAATACTTTCAATGCCCTTGCCATTATTTCGCAATCATTACGTAAATATGATAACTCGTTTTCGGTTATTTTATGGTTGGTATCTCGTATTTCTTTGTAATCTATTTCTCCTTTCTTAATTGGCAAATCAAAACTCTTTGCAACTTTTTTAACTGGCATATTGATTATTTTCAAACTATCGTACAATGTTACTTTATTTATGTGCTTACCTTGAACCTTAAAATATATTTCTATTGAATAAAATGCGCCCATGTTAGAAATCAAACTAGTGAAAGTTTTACTATCACATTCTTTTCTATCGATTACATGCTTGTACCCTAAATTAAAAAGATAATCAAAAATGAACTTTCCATCAAAAGCTAAATTGTGAAAGTATAAAGTGTCATTTTCATATTCACTTCTACTACACCACTTCATAAAATCATCCATATTGTTACCATACATAAAGTTATTTATATTATCTATTTCACATATTCCATAAGACCAAATACGAGTTGCTCCACCTTCCAAATACGTCAACGTTTCAAAATCTGCGGTGTAATTCATAACTACTCACCGAACTGCGCTTGCATTTCCTTATCAATTATTTTTTGTTCTTCCTCCTCTTTCATTGCTCCTATAACTTTTTTCCATTTATCAAGTGAAAGTTCTGCTATTTCTTTTGCGGGTAGTCTATCTGACGTAAATTGTATTTGTAAAATTGGGTCATCATAATAGTGGTCTGTTAAAAATTTAGGGTTTTGGTTTTTAATAAATGCATAAAGTTCATGCCCTTCATGACCTAAATTCTTTTGTATAGAATGTAGATAATTTACTTTATAACCGATTTGTTTATCACTGGAAAAGTTTTCCCTTGCTTGCATTTCTATGGTTTCGACAAGCATGTCCCAACCTCTCTGACTATTACCCTTAAAATTAAATTTCTTAACTCTTAGTGCATTTTCTTTTGTATCTCGTACAACTCCTTTATATTCTGCATCAATAATTGCTTTATCATATATAGCTTTTTTAGCTTTATTGATTCTATTAATTTTTATTTTTGCACTATGATATTGTGACTTTGTTATCTTTGCTCCTCCACCACTATCCATTGGTGATTCACCGCCAACCTTCAAATAACTTTTTAAATCCTTTTTAAGTTCATTGAAATCTTTTGTTGTACCTTTATTAACTTTAGCCTTTATATCTTTCGATTTTAATTTTTGTGGTTGATATTCTGCTATTTTAGGATTAGTTCTTTTTACTTTTGATATTTTCTTGTTATACTCTTTTACAAGGGTGTTAATTTCTCTATTGTTACCGTTATTGATAAACGTTTTAATATCTTTCTTAATTTTATTATAATCACTTTTACTTCCTAATTCTATTTTTTGAGTAATACTTTTCATTCTCAACATAGTAGGTTGCTTGGAAGTGGATTGTGTTTTTTTATCAACATTTATTCTATGGTTGTAATTCTTTAAGAGTTCAACCATTTCTTTATTCATGGTTTCTGTCATTTTTATCTTTTTAGGCATGTAACCCCAACCCCTTTGTGTTTAAATATTCCTTTCTAATTTTTCCCCTTTGATGCTAACTTCTAGTTTTTCAATAAAGTTTCTATCGTTGTCTTCAATCAAAAATCCTCTACTTTCTATTTTTTCATATAATACGAGGTCATGGTAAGTTGTAAAATTAATCGTGTAACCATAACGTTTTTCTAGTTTAAGGTTTTGGGCAACCCTATTTTCAAGATATGCGAACTTGAATTTATCAAGATGTAGACGAGATGAAAAAATATAAATAGTACTATCAATTCTAAATCGATACGGTGATGCTCTGAAATTATATGCTACTCCTCTACGTGTTGTTCTTGTTATCATATTTAAATTAAGGGAAGTAAATATTTACTTCCCTTTTCCTCTCTTTCTATTGAACTATGAAAGTCAACATTTTATTTTTACCAATTGTTTTGTTCTTAATTTTTATTGGCAATGGCTCGTCCCATACGTCGGGTGTACCAAATGTAGCAAATACTTTTCTTAGTGCTGAATACATGCCAATTGAAACACATGAGTAAGATTTATCATTTTCATCTATAAACACGATTCTAGGACATACTCGTTGTTCACCAGTTTCTTGATCGTTAAGTGTTATTTCCTCTGCAAATATATTCTTAATTTTTAGTATTTCTCCAACTTGGTCTGAAATAGTAGATTCGGGCTCATTAGTTGCATTGAATAACATTACCTTTTCAGCTCTAGTTTGTGGAATGAATGAGCAATACATTGCTTTTGCGGGTGCGGTTAAATCTTGTATCATGTTGCTATTGCCGTCCATTACTTCGGGTGTTCTTATCATTTGAACGTCGTTTTTAGTTTCTTCAATGATAGTTGCTAGTTCAGTATTTTTCTTAGTCATAATAAATCCTCTTTCCCCTCTCTAGGTGGAGGGTGACCATTTAGTTTGCAGTTACTTCACTTTTAATATGGTATACATTTAACTTAGAGTGGTCAAATGTTTAATTTCTACATAATGATATTTCTTTTTGTCAAAACCTTACTTAAGGGTTTCAACTGATTTGATTACTTGTGTTACTTCATATTATAAACAATTTTATTTTGATTACTATATGATTGGTGCTACGATCTTTTGTTCTTTGATATCTGCAAGAGATATAAATTCCATTATGTCCATTTCATAAATGTTAGTTGTTGTTAATGTTTCTAAAACAATCACTGGTGTTCCTAATTCCTTTTGTAATTCTTTTTTTAATTCTTCCTTGTCGAATGTTCCAATGTGTTCAATTGTTGTTACTTCGCTTTTTACTAAATCTCCTTGATCGTTAGCTGATACTGTTACATAGTTTACTTTTGTTACTGTGATTGTTCTTGAGAATCTTTGTCTTGCCATTTTACATAACCCCTTTTTAATATATTTTATTTTTGTAAAGAATGTTATCTTGTTGCACCTTTGGAATATTTCCCCTAACTGACTATAATTAATTATAACATCTATAAGTACATTATGCAAGCTTTATTTTAATATTTGTGAATATATTTTTATATTTTTGGTATAATTATGATATAATTGAATAGAAAGGAAGGGGGAAAAATGAAAATGACAAATCATGTTGAAGTTGTATTCTCAATGATATGCACTGGAATTACATATTTGATTGGTGGGGCAGATATGGCAATTTATTCGCTAGCGTTGTTTATGGCAATTGATTTTATAACGGGGGTTATGGTAGGTTACAAAACAAAGACACTAACGAGAGATAAAAGTCGAGACGGATTACTAAAGAAAGCTACTATAATATTAGTTCTTATTGTCGCAGTGACACTTGATCGTTTATTAAATAATGGCATGTGGGTTTTTCGCACTCTTATAGCATATTTTTATATATGTAGTGAAGGTTTGAGTATCTTAGAAAATAGTGCAAAAATAGGAATTCCAGTCCCACAAAAGCTAGTTGATGCGCTAGCAAATATTAAAACGAAGGGAGATGGACTTTAGTGAAGGGGTTTGACGTATCAAATTATCAAAAGGATTTAGATTTTACTAGTATGAAATGTGAAGTTTGTATAATAAAAGCTACGGAGGGATTAACCTACGTAAACCCTTCATTAAAAGATCAATATACAAAAGCTAAAAAGTTAGGTATGAAAGTAGGATTCTATCATTACCTAAGAGCAAATAATCCAATTGATGAAGCAAAACATTTTCTTGATACTATTAAAGATTTAAAAAGTGATTGCTTGTATGGGATTGATTCAGAAACAAGGGCAGAGGCAAAAGGTATTTCAGCTAGAACAAGAACTTTTGCTGACTATCTAATAATGCAAGGTAAGTCACCAATGTTATATACTGATTTAAATTTTTATAATACTGAAATACTTCCTTGTTGTAAAGATTTACCTCTTTGGATTGCATCATGGGGTAGCGTAAGACCTTCTATAAAATCGGTAGGTTGGCAGTATCAGGGAGTTGGAATTGATCTTGATATATTCGATAACACAGTTTTATTGCCTACTCCAAAAGTAGTACAAGCACCTAAGAAAGTAACCTTTGTTAATCCAAACGGTAAAGTTTTCAAGGTAATAAATGCTAGAAATGTTAATGTAAGAAGTAGCATGAGTTTAACAGAAAATAACATAATAGATACATTGCCAATAAACACAATCCTACAAATTGGTAGGGTGTATTCTAATGGATGGACTAACGTATATTTCGGAAATCATGGTGGCTTTGTAGTCACAAAATACTTAAAATAATATTGTTTAAATAGGCAATTATGGGTTGCCTGTTTTATAGAATATTATTGAGTATTCCACACTAATAATTGGGGTGGGTCGAGTATTCTAATATTACTACTAGTAGGAGATGATACAAGTTGACTAAAGAAGAACATACTCAAACCATGCAAACACTAAGAGATTTAATTTCGAGTGAGGTGATCGATCTTCCACAAATTGAAACAATATTTTCCACATTAGGTGCTGACAATGATGCAAGTAATGGTAGTATCGCTGACTTTACACAAAAGAACGTGAAACTCACTGAAAGTAACACAAAGTTACAAGGTTTTAACATGGACATGTTTTCAAGATTAGGAGTTCAACAAGACAAGCCATTGGATGGGATAATCCCGATAGCAGAAGAACCAAAAAAATTAGAATTTGAAGCGTTATTTAACGCAAAAGGAGAATTGATATAAATGGATATGATTACAATTATGAATACAATAATCGCTAATGGGTCAGCTGAATTTACCGCTAGAATCCCCGCCGCTACCGCTACTAATCTTACCGCCGTTGGTAATGCAATACTTGAGTACCCATCATCTACAGAGGAATTTTTAAACTTACTTGTTAATAGAATTGCAATGGTAATAGTAGATACAAGAGTTTATAATAACCCTTTAGCCCTATTAAAGAAAGGTTCAATACCTTTAGGAGATGGAGTTCAAGACATTTATGTTAACCCCGCAAAAGCTACTAAATTTGACTCAACTGGTGCTACTTTATTGGCACAAACAAGACCCGACGTAAAAGTAATTTATCACACAATGAATAGGGAAGACCAATATCAAGTATCTTTCACAAAGAAAGGTCTTAAACAAGCTTTTGTTAGTTATGCTGACATGGGAAACCTTCTAACTGGTGTTATCAATTCACTCTATAGTGGTGACAGTATGGATGAATTTATATTAACTAAAAATCTTATAGGTGGTGCAATCACTGACAATAAAATAATTAATGTAGAAGTTCCAACTATAGATTCAGCCGACGGAGCAAAAGCACTAGTAAAAGCAATCAAAAATGCAAGCTCATTATTCGTATATGCAAGTTCAAACTTTAATTCTTATTTAACTGCACAACCCGCAATTGGTGGTGACTTAATTCCCGTTATAACATGGACTCCAAAAGAAGATCAAATAATACTAATAAGATCTGACGTAATGAATGAAATTAGTGTAGAAGTTTTAGCAAGTGCATTTAACCTTGATAAAGTTTCATTCTTAAGACAAGTAGTAGAAGTTGATACTTTTGGTAGTGCAACGAAAACACTTGCAGTACTCGCTGATAAATCATACTTTAAAATTTATGATAATGAAAAATCAGTGGAGAACTTCTACAATTCTAAGAACATGACAACAACGTTTTTCTTAAATCACTGGCAGACATATTCACTATGTTTATATGCAAATGCAGTTACATTCTCTACATTATAGGAGGTATAATTCATGGCAACAAGTACGGTACATTTAATAAATGTACCCCTTGACCCAAACTATAAAAATGAAATTACGTTTGGTACGGAAGGGGCGCAAAGTGCATATTTTATATCTTGTAAAACTCATTCCTTCTTAGAGGAAAGCTATATAAGAAAAGGGCATCAAATGAATGTTTTAATGTATCTTGAAGACTTATGGAATGTAAATTACCTCATGTTTCAAAATGAAGGTAAGTGGTTTTATGCTTTTGTTACTGACATGAAATGGATTAATAACAGTAACACTGAAATAACTTTTGAAATTGACGTATATCAAACATGGCTATTTAATACAACTATAATGAAAAGTTTTGTAATACGTGAACATGTAAATGATGATACTATAGGAAATTATTTACTTGATGAAGGTCTTGAAACTGGTGAATATATTCCAAAATCAATACTTAAGAATGACGACTTGCTAGAGATTTATAATGTTGTTGCGTATAGTGATGGATTGGAAGGTGTCTTTGGTGGATCTTATTCTAATGTATTTAGTGGTATGAGGTACAGAGCATATAAACGCGACAATGATACTGGTTTGCTAGCATTTATAAACTCAAAAGTAACAATTGGTAAAGCTGACAGTATAGCATTTATTTTTACAATACCAAAGTTTTTACTAGGTACAGTTGTAAGTGGTTCTGATATTCCATACGATACAATCCCCGCTTTTGCATTACAAAGTTTAGTTATTGACAGAACTAATCTAGATGGTTATTATCCTAAAAATAGAAAAATGTTCACATCTCCATACACAATGGTATATGCAAGCAATAATAAAGGTGGTAGTGCGGTTTATAAATTAGAGGATTTTGACGGTAGTACTGTTATGTTTGGTATTGGTGGAGAAATTGGATCATGTCCAACGGTAGTTTGTATACCAATGAACTATAAAAAACAAGATTTCTTTTGGGAAGAGGCTTTAAGCCTTAGTGGATTTCCTTTATGTTCATGGAATAACGATATTTACGCAAACTGGCTTGCACAAAATAAAACGGGTTTAGCAATTTCAACCGGTGCAAGTATTGTAAGTTTAGTAGCGGGGGCGGTTACTGCAAATCCAATTGCAATTGGTGGTGGTGTTATGGGTGCTTTATCTCAAATGTCAAGTGTCTATACTCATAGTCTACAACCCGATCAAGCAAAAGGTAGTACCGCTAGCGGTGGAGTAAACGTAGCGTTCGGTGTTAATACATTTATATTTAGTCAGATGGAAATCAAATATGAATATGCTGAAAGAATCGATAACTTCTTTGAAATGTATGGCTATAAAATTAACAATTTAAAAGTGCCTAACACAACTGGCAGACCATATTGGAACTTTGTGCAAACTATGGATATTAATATTAAAGGTGCAATACCACAACAAGATATGCAGAAACTAAAATCAATTTATGATAAAGGCATTACATTATGGCACAATGGAGCGAATGTAGGAAACTATGATCTAGTAAACCACTAGGAGGTGAATTATTATTAATCAGAATATGAAAAAATTTAAACTTTCCGAATATGACAATTTAACAACTTTACAAAATTATATAGATAGATTGTCACTTCTTGCATTAACTATATTTGAATGGGAAGGGTTACCCGATAGTATTGACGAAAGATATTTAGAAAAAACACTTCTCTACCATGGTAAAATTCTTTTCTTCAATGATTTAATGTTAGGAGAACCTTTAGCACTTAAATGCTTTGGTAGTGGAATGTTAAATCATTATGACTTACCTATCAGTTACACAACTTCCGCAACCAACCATAGTGAAACTTATGATGTAAAAGATTGTGTTTTAATGCGTGACAATTATTTAGAAATTCCATGTTATGATACTATAGTACAATTTGCATATAGACTTGCGAACGCTGAAAGAACAATTGATGTTAACATCCATGCACAAAAGACACCAGTGTTAATACTTACAAAAGAAAAACAGAAACAGACAATGCTCAATGTTTATGCTAAGTATGATGGATTCGAACCAGTTATTTTCGGTAACAAAGATACTCTTGATCCAAGCGATATACAAGTATTAAAAACGGAAGCTCCATTTGTTGCTGATAAACTCCAAGCATATAAACATCAAATATGGAATGAAGCACTTACCTACATTGGAATAGATAATTCTAACACTGACAAGAAAGAACGATTAATAACAAGTGAAGTTGATAGCAACTCTGATAATGTTGACTTGTCCGCACAAACTAGGTTAATGCCAAGACTACAAGCGTGTAAATTAATCAATGAAAAATTAGGCTTAAATATTAGTGTAAAAGTAAGAGATTTAACATTAAATTCAAATGGTGTTAACGTCACAACAACGGAAGTGGTAATGTAATGGCAAAATATACTATGGAGTTAGGTGAAATTGTAACCAGTAAAGATATTAACGGTGTGCTCATTAATGTATTTTCAGCATATCCATTATTTGATGATTTGTATAGAGATACACTTGAAACAAAAATAATCGAACACTTTTATTTCCAAGAGATTGGTTATGAAACGATAGGTCAATTTAAAATGCGACTAGGTGTAAAAATGCGTGAGATAATGCCACTATATAATAAAATTTATGCAACGGAGTTGCTAGATGTTAGAATACTTGATAACTACGATATTGAAGAAAACTATACTAGAGATAACACAAATAGTGGAAGTTCTAAAAATGATAACACACAAACCCAAACTGGTGGAAATGGAAATACTAGCACAACAACAAACACTGGTGAAGATATTGATTTGTTTAGTGATGTTGCTCAAGGAAGAGTTAATTTTGGTACTAACGATTATGTAACAAATATAACTAAAAATATAGTAGACAATGGTAGTACTAATGTTAATAGTGCTACAAATAATAGCAACGTAATTGATGGCGGAACTGGAAGTAATGAAAATATTGGTAATGAAGTATGGAAACGTACAATGAAAGGTAACATAGGAGTTCAAAACGATTCGCAAGCCATTCAAGTTTATAGAGATAGTCTAGTTAATGTAGATTTAATGATTATTGGAGAATTGAATGAGTTATTTATGGGGGTGTTTTAATGATAACACAAAGTGGTATTACACAAGGTTATAGTAAAAAAGATTTACAAGGTCTTTCAACGGATACAAAGCCAGTTATAAATATAGGTAATGGAAGTACGTTTATAGAACTTGATACTAGCAAAGTATGGTTATATGACGCTGAAAATGTAAACATAATAACAACTAATGGGTGGTGGGAAATATAATGGATAAAATATTACTAGCTAAAATGAAAAATATTCAAGTTGGCGCAATCCCACCAGTTGTTAGCGAAACGCTCGCAACTCATACGTCGGAATTGGCTGATATTGTGTATTCGGTAAAAGACAAAACAACTACACAAATTCAACAATTTATAGATGACAACCATTTAAAAGGTGTTATATATTTTCCTAATACTACTACAAACATTTATGTTTTAACAGACACTTTGAAAATACCTTCTAATACTACTATATTAATTAATGAAGGCGTCATTTTAAAACTAGATAATGCTATTAATAAACCGATATTTGAAAATGTTGATAAAATAAATGGAAATACAAATATAATTATTAAGGGTGGAAAGCTTGATATGAATATTGCAAACCAAACTATACAAACTCCATGCATTAGTATTTCCAAGGTAACAAAATCACATTTTAAAAATATTGAAATAATGGGTACAAAACAAGTGACATATGTTGGTATAGGTGCATTCGATTTATACCGGTGTGATTATAATATTATTGAAAATTGTAAACTTTATAATTCAGGTGATGAAGGGTTATATTTAAGAGAATGTAATTTCAATAAAGTTATAGCCGGGGAGTATTATGATTGTTTAAATGGTTCGGGTGTAGCATCTACACTTGGACAATATAATGAATTCAATGGTATTCATTGTTATAGAAACAGTGGTAGTAATTTTTCAATAAATTCACTTTATTCATTGGTGTTAAATTGTTTATCGGATGGTGGAATGGGCTTTAATGGTATAACGTTAGGACATGCAAATTCACCGTCAAGTTATTCTACTGTTATTAATTGTATAGTAAAGAACAACAAACAAGGTATACGAATTTTAGGTTCAAGTATCGGTGTTATAGTGTCTAATAATATTGTTGCTGATAATAATTTTGATTCAACTTGTATAGGAATAGGGGTAAGTGATTCATGCTCTAATTGTATCGTGTCTGATAATTATATCTTAAATAATTATTTAGGGATACAAGTTAATACAGGAGATAAAGGTAATATTATTAAAAATAATATAGTAAAATTTAACAAAGGTACTGGCATTACAATAACGGACACAAGAAATACTATAATTAGCGGAAATTTATGTGAAAACAATGCATCATTACCCGGACTTGGATATGGCATTTATCTTTCTGCCACATCTAGAGATAACATTATAACTGAAAATAGGTGTTTCGATTCACAAACTACAAAAACACAAGAACGTGGGATTTATTCAGATGGTAGTTTTAATATTATAGCAAACAATATTTTATTTGGAAATAAAACTGCACAATTAACAAATGGTGCAAATTGTTCGCTTAGTAATAATATTTTATCAAATATAGATTCTATGAAATTCGATGTTACGTTAAATGATACAACAACAACTACCATAGTTAATGCCAATATAAACGCATTAACTAAAATATCATTTATTGCTAAAACTTCAACCGCACTAGATAGAAAAATTTATCAATCAGCTATAACTAACGGAAGTGTAACATTTACGCATTTAACAGGTACAAATGATATTATTTCCGTGTGTATTTGTTAAACTTGGATAATATGACGACACAACGACCACAAAATAAAAGGAGGAATAAACATGGATTTATTACAAAATTGGTTATTAACAAGAAATAAATTTACAACCGCTAGCGATAGTGAAGAATTAAGTATGTTAGACCTAGTTGGAAAGACTGCTTTCAAAACTAATGAAATGATAGAAAATTTAAATGGTTATGATGCCAAAATAGGCGCAAAAGTAAGTATCATAGATTTAGAACAAAATAGGCATCTTAGTGCAACTGGCGATTTTACCGGATCATGGTTTGGTATTACAACACCTTCATATTCCGAACCCGGAATCGCGGGAGTTGTTGAGCAAAGTAGATTAGATGTTATAGACATAAAAGCAAAAGCCATAACAGACGGTGTTAAAATAGATAATAAAATAAATGAATTAGGCATACAAATTGGTGATTCTAATGGTGTTGATGATACTTCAATGATTCAAACTATTTTTGATAATTTGATTGATGGTCAAACGGTTGTATTTACTGCACCACATTATATTGTAACAGATACTATAACACTTAATAAAAACAATATAAAGATCGTTTCTAATGGTAGCAATTATTATATGAATGTTATTGAGTGCATAACACCTAATAAACTTATTCTTAAAGTAACATCTTATGGAGTTAAAATCTATAATTTGCAATTTAAGGGTGATGGCAGTTCATACGGTGAACTTGCAACGGTAAACGGAATAGAATATAATAGGGGTACGGATGCAAATATAGATTGTGAAGTATTCCAATGTAGCTTTACAAGATTATATTTAGGTATTAAAATATATGGTAGAAATTTAAAAGTAAGTGATAATATATTTAGTGAATGCCTATATGGTATATCACAAACAACGGTAGGAATAGAAGAAATAAGAGGTATAATTGTAAGAAACAACAGATTCCACGGTTGCGGTTATTATTCAATGTTAGCGGGTTCATTAGGTTCAATGTGTATAAGTTTACCAAATACTTCTTTCGGTAATGTTATACAAGATAACTACGCAGACCAAATAAAAGGCTTTTTTAATGGAGGTGGTGAGAAGTCAACATTCTCTAATAATATAATTCTCAATTTTGTTACTAATGGTATCAATATTAATGATGGTGATTGTGTTGTTATTGATGGTAATACTTTGATTGGTGATTTATCTTCTACGGTTGGACAATATTTCTTTGGTGGAAGTGGAATTGCAATCGCTAACGGTGCTTTATGTAGAGTAAGCAATAATACAATAACTGGTGTTCGTTATAACTCAATAAAATTATCTGCCGTTTCAAAAAGTTCAGTATCTAATAACATGATAATCAATTTCAATATTGCAACAACCGAACCAAATTTATATGATGGTATCTCAATTGATTCAAGTAGTCCATTTAATTTAATAAGCAATAACAGAGTTGAGAAAGGTTTAAATTTATCACTTGGAAGATATGGCATTGGTGTTTTTGGTGGTGAATGCGTTATGAGTAATAATGTAGTCTTCCCAACTAATATAACAAAAGGTGTTTATGTTGATCCTTCAATATTAATGTATGGTGATTCGTATAGTGATGTTGGGCAAAAGAGAGTTGAATATGGTGCAACGATTCCAACAACTGGAAGATGGGCGCAAGGCGATAAATTTATTATACTTGCTCCAATGTTAGGTTATCCAACGGAATATACTTGTGTGGTTGCGGGTCAGGATGGTACGGCAAACTTTGCAATGTCAGCACAAACAATAAACAGAGTGACAACGGCACAAAGACCAACTGGCTTAACAGTTCACGAACAAGGACTTGTTGTAATTGATACTACATTAGGAGGTAAAACTATTACTTGGAATAATATGGTTTGGACTGATAGTAATGGAACGATAGTTTAGAACCCCCACACCTCGTAGGCTCACACCCAATCTTCATGGGTGCAACCCCTACGGGGTATAACTTTATAGAAATGAAAACAGATCTAAAGTGAATGAACGTTTAGTTTAGAGTTGTGTGTATTGTGTACACAATTGGACCAACATAGATGATAATGAATATCAAGTAAATTGTTTGTAAGTGTACACACAAGTAGACACGAGT